ACACGAAGACTATCGCCAACGATCCATGCTGCCGCAAGTAGGGTCACCATCTGAACCGTCTCTGGATTTACCGTGCCTGCACCAAAGAGGGTATCCGCACAGATAACAACCATGCCAGATACGCCGATCCAAAATCGACGACTCCTAAACATAGACTTTAACTTGTCTAACATAACTTTGCTCCTAAAAAAGTAATAAAAAAGAACCCTTGTTCCTAATGAAAATGTACTATCTCTCCCGTTCTCTTACATACGCATTTTTCGTGCTCTGCCACATCAAACGCTGCCTCGACTGTAGTTATTATACCCTCTATATCTGGATTTGTCAAGCTATTTTTTGATTTTTCTTGAAATTATAGTCCATTTAACAACTCCTGAGCTGAATTATGCCAAGTAAATTGGCTGGCGGTCTTGACGCCATTGGGATTTGATAAACCATGAGGATCAGAACATTTGATATTATGAACAGCTCTCATATGTTCAATTAGCTGTTCCTTTGAGGCTTCTGAAAAACTAGCCCACTCTCCATACGAACCGGAAAAGAAAACTCCGTCTTGGGCTGACTCCAAATTGTCTATGTCCACTAATAAAGAATTATCCGAGTCACAAAATTCAGTGTGTGCGGAATAGTTAGTAGCTATGACGGTTTTTCCACAGGCCATCATTTCCAACAATTCTAAGTTCCAACCCTCCGCCCTAGTGGGAAACACCCCACAGTCGGTTTGGATCATGATACTATACACATCTTTTTGACTTGGCTGTCTGGGAATTATCCTAATCTTTTCCCCCAAAATAGACCCCTTATAGAGATTAATCCAGTCCTGATTGCTTTGCCCGATGAATGGATTGTGGCACATCATCCACAACTCAACATTATCAGAGGGACTAAACGCACGACTAAAACATTCTAGCAGAATGTCGTGGCCCTTACGCTTTTCCCACTTGCCACAATTAAAAAAGATTGTAGGTGTTCTGCTAGACTGTGTCGGTTTGAATATTTCTGTATCGACACCGAGCGGCACAACGTGAACCCTTTCGTGATAAAATTTGACCTGATCCAGCACGATTCCTTTTGCCCATTCTGAACAAACAAAAATCTTGTCACAGTGTTTGAGACTAAGTTTTTCCTCTTCGCTAAACTCGGTTAATTCAAATATGGGGAATCCAATATGTTCCCCTTTGCCAACATGAAAATATAGATCGTTTTGGTGCCAGAGTTTGACCGACGGAACATCCCTATCGACGCGATGTCTGTTGTCCAATCCAAGCTGCACACACTCATCAACGAACTCCGGTGTAGAAATGGGATAAAGGGCGGTGGACGAATCGATCTGGAATAAACTTTTAAATATATTGTATCCAGCCACCCCATATCCCAAGTTGTTTATGGGTGCAATCAAGTTGATCAATTTTACTTCTCCAATTCGCTGACTCGCGGGGTGCACTAATTATCTTTTATAGGGACACATTTCCCGTCTTTTTCCACATATCCCTCGTTGCAATTGGGAGGATAGCCCGCCTTCTCATCAGCCGTCTCTTGGATAATTTCAGCTTCCGAAACCAGAACCAGTACTCTTCCGTTTTTTTTGTATACACCCTTTCTTGCAAACTCGTAAATTTCTCCAGTGACTGGGTCTTTGTATTTATAGCCAGCCTTACTTACTTCTCTAGCAATTTCAGCATAAATAATTTCCTCACCAGCCATTTGCAATACGCCACTCTCGGCTCCTGCTCGGGACTGGCTGTTACACACCGCAACTCTCTGGCTGGCGTCTGGATATTCTTGTTTCATTATATCGCTTGACATGCAACGATTAACAAACTTTTTTGCATCTTCGTCTTTGTTTCTTTTTGGTAATGGCATTATGGACTCCGTTTGTATTAGCTGGCTCTTGATGGTTGCTAATTATAATTGTTGTTGTCAACCGATAAACCCGTCCCAATAACTCAATTGCTCTTCGGTGTAGTGATTGCCATACTTGTCTCTGCCTTTTAAATCGTCTACTTCTTTCCAGACTTCGTCCCAGCCATCGCCATCATTACCCCTGACTCTAGCGGCCTTGTCGTCAATATAAAGAACTCCCGCTGGCTTTCCCATAAAGGCGTGGTGGTATTTTACCTCGTGCTCGTCGAGCCAGTCTATCCATTCTCTATGGCCCCGTGCATACTGCATATGCACATTACCGTTTTCACGATCTCCATATCGTGCTGTGTATAAGACGATCTCATATCCCAAATCGTAAAGTTTGTTTACCTGTTGTATTCCATATGTCAAAGGTGGAGCGTTTGCATAGTCTCCACCACGACTCTTGCCTGCGATAACCCCATCACAGTCTACCACAATTCTTTTTGAACTATCCATCATGCCTTATCCCTTATCCATCTTAAAAATGCGTTTAGACCAATGAAAACTACGACCATGATCATCAATAATATTATCGTGGATACCATCTAGATCTACCAGTTCTATAATTAAATGTGCTAAATCCTTGATAGGACGAAAACCCCACCCCAATCCCTATTCTTATGTATCTCCTGTCTGGAGAAACAACAACAGGACCAACATTGAAATGAGTTCCGTATGAAAACCATTGAACACGAGGATAGTATGCCACAGGATTGTGGTGATGAATATGGTTATGTAGATGCGAGTGCCACTGTCCATTGTGGTGGTGTCCAAAATTGTTTTGTGCAGAGCATTTGTTTACCGTGAATATACTCATGGCAAGTACAATGCAAGACCATGCCACCCATTTTAGTGCTGTTTTGTACATATATTACCTCTCTATACTCTCGTACATGACTATTTGATTAGAGTTTACAATACATATGCTGTGTTGTTTAAACTTTTCTACTAAACTTATTGCCAAGTCCTTCATAAAACTATCTATACTAACTGGATCAGTGTCTATCTTGGGATAGTTTATTGCACAAACCTCCCATCCGTCTTCCTTGTAGTCAGATCCAGAAACAAATGCTGTTGGTGTTATTCTAATAGGAATTACTTGGTCATAGCTATCTTGAACCAATCCTATGCACTTTTCTAGTTCTTGTTGGCTAAATTCTTCTCCAGCAGGAATTATACTTCCAATGTACAGCCTGCTTTCATAGTATGGTTTAGCTTTGGTCTTAATCTTCATCATCCACAATCACTACGGGGTGGAAATTTTGTCGGTTCAGTCATCCATTCCACAATATCTTCGTTAATCTTAATCCACAAATCTTCCTCCTGATCGTTTTTCGCTGGCTCGCCGCTGTTGCTAATTATTGTTTGGGCTATTTCCATGAGTTGCTCCTTTACCATTTCTAATTCGTCTGGGGATAATTCCAAATGATATTTTAGTGGGGAAGTTGCTGATTGTCGATGCTCATAGAACCTCATGGCTCACTTTTCCCTTGTTGCTCCCTGTAGCTTTGTGCGTAGTTCGTCTAAAGGTTTAACTTTGCGTATTAAATATGGAAAAGACTTTGATGTTTCCGACTCTTTATCTTTCCCATCAGACCCAGCTTCTGGATTAAGTTTCTTAATGTCCTCAAGGGTGGGGGCTGCCACGGTGGGATCTAATATCCATTCTACATTGCGATCAGTGGCCCATTGCTTCATGCGTCTGACGGGAACAATGAGATTAAAGGTTTCACCGGCACCACGTACCAGCATTCCTACATATTTACCATTGGTCAAGAATACGCCGCCCCCAGAAGAACCGGGAAATGCTGTTACTGTTGTCTGATCAAACACCACACCGTCGCCAGTACCTAAAGACAAAACTCGTCCAACTTGAGACATTATTCCGGCCGTCATAGAATTTGCACCAGACTGCCCTAGTAATGAACCAACATGGAACAAATTAGTTCCAATGGCGACCGGTTCATCGGAAAGTTCAAATTCGGTGTTAGTATCGACAAAACCTCGCTTACGGACCATCAGTATAGCAATATCTTCGCCATCTTCGGCATCAGAATATAAAATTACCTTAGCGTCCATCTTAAGCTCACCAACCTTGCGTCCATTTTCAACAAGTTCTTTAACTATTTGGGCATCGCGGAACTCTATAATTGTCTGCTTTTGTCCCTTGTTATTAAGAATGTCACGGGTAGATCGTAGGTTGTCAATGACATGAGCCGCCGTTATAACAAAATTAACCTTAATTTTTTCATTATCTTTTGAAGACTGTTGTAACTCTCGTGTAATAAGAACTCCCGACCCTTCAGAATATCCTGATTTAATAGTAACACTTACGTCTTGCAGGTGTTGAGCAACCCTATCTTCTGCTTGTGAGAATGACGCGAGGGCCATCACTAACACCATCGCCATATTACGAACTAATTTACTCATTTGTAACTCCTTGTTATGTTAATGTTACGTAAACAACTCTTTGATGATTCTTCCCGAGTTTGCGATTCTCATGGGTCTTCCGCTATTGCTTGTAAATGTCGTCTGAAGCGAAATTCCCAACGCTTGACAAACAGAAGCCATTACATCTTGTGAAGAATAGGCTGTCGTTTCAACACTCGTACCATTATGGTTGGTGGCCCCGACAGATATTCCTCCATTAATGTTTCCCCCTCCGACAACAACGCTCCAGCTTTTAGCCCAGTGATCTCGTCCAGTATTGCCATTGATCCGTGGTGTGCGACTGAATTCGCCCATCCAGATAATCACGGTATCATTTAAAAGACCACTTTGTTCAAGGTCTTCTACCAAGGCACTCATCCCCTGATCTAGCATGGGAAGTCTCATATCTTTAAGAGTTGGAAAAATGTTTTGATGATTGTCCCATCCCCCAAGTCCCACCTCTATAAAGGGAACACCGGCTTCAACCAAACGTCTAGCCATTAGGCATCCCTTTCCGAAACCATTGTCTCCATATCTTTGTCGTATAGATTCTGGTTCGTCGGCAACTTTTGTGGCGTTCATCTGTTTGCTAGTTAGAGCATCAAGTGTTTTTCTTAATACTTTCTGGTGTTCCGTTGCCAACGAACCTCTGTTGGAGTTTATAAAATTGCTTTCCAACATATCTAATGTTTGCATACGCTGGTAAAATCTTTGATCTATCTTCATGTTTAAATTTCTGATCCTACCATCGCTATTTACTACAAACGGTGCATATTGAGCACCCAAAAAACCCGCCCCTGCACTCCCGCCGTTGACGGAAAAAAATTGCGGTATTTTTATATCTTCGTTCTCAAGCTGTTTGGAAATCACGGAACCGTAGCTAGGATGTTCAATGGTTTGATTGGGAACATATCCCGTGTGCATGTAATACCGACCACGGCTATGATCCGCTTCCCGCGTGCTCATCGACCGGATGATCGCCATGTTGTGCATTTGCTTGGCCATCAGCGGCATTTGTTCGCAGATCTGTATATCTCCACTGGTAGAAATCGG